GTTATAAATTTTGCCATCAATAAAATACCGAATATTGGGGAAAACCTCTTCCATCCACACAGCATTATCAACATTTATATCTTCAATTTGAATCATATTTTTAACAAGTTCTGGCCGCTGTTCATGGTTGCCCCGGACACAATAAATATGATAACCCATAGAATTAAGAAGTTTTTTATATTTTTTATCAGTATTATTCAACCAAAAATTCAAACCACTATCACCAAGAATTACAACCATGGTTTCCTCTGGTTTATATTCAGGCATATTCCGCTGAATATTACCAATCCGGCTAATAGTTGCTACACCGCCATGAGTATCACTAACCTGTGATTAAACAATTCTTAATCACACTCAATCACCTTACCCTTTCCAGAAGATACTTATCACCCATAATATCTTCCAATGTAATTTTATTTAATTTTGTATAAGGTATACGAACAAGCGGATAACCCTTGTCTGCACAAAAATCATTCTTTATTTTATCTCTTTCTTGAATAGCTTCTAACGAATCACTATTACTCCACCAAGCTTCTGGTCCAACAAAATGTTGACGTCCATCGAATTCAATAAATCTAACTGGATTTTCAAATTTATCATCGTAGATAATAAAATCAAAACGAAGTCTTTTGCCAGTTTCTTTAACCAGTTCTGGCAATGGGCTATCATAGTAATAATTTATATTATTACTATCTAATATTTGCTATATTTGATATTCGCCAAGTGATGATATGCATTTTCCACAAGACTAGGTCTATCCTTGTTTCAAAGAATTACCCATTACTTCTTTTGTTTCACCACAATCACATTGACATTTATACCAACGACGATTGTGCCCAGGTATCTACTATTTAAATCCAATGTCTTCAACTACAACAAGTTTACCAAAGCGGGTCCCCGGCTAAATTTTGTTATTTTCTGACTACTCATAATTAAAATTAATTAAGCCTATACTTTTTCTACAACCACAAGATTTGGTATTACCACTTGTTAAAGAACCAATTGGAATCTTTACGATATTACCACAGCTACACTTACATTCCCATAAATACTAACTACCTTTTTTCTCTTCTAGACGTCTTAAAGCAGTAAGCCATCCAAAAACTTGATTACTTATATCTTTCGGTTTACCGGCCATTTTATTTACCTCCATTTTAATCTGAATATAAGTAAATAAAATCATAACAGACTTTATATTTTTAAGTCACCAGTTATATTTTTATAATCAAAAATGCTTAATCATCTTTTACTCCTATACTCCATGATTTCATAATCAAGACTTGCTGCCATAAAATCCTTTGAAATCTTATCAATTAGTACGCCAGTTTTTTCATTAATTACGTCTTCTGTCTTGGCTAAATACCTATCAACTAAAAGATTAATAGCCTCAATGCTATCGCGCATCATACGCATACCAGTTTCTTTATCTTCTGGCGCAACAAACTCACCATATTTAACTCTCTTTAAGAAGTCAGCTTCGTCTGATACAAGAATATCTTCGTAGAACTTGCAAAGTAAATAATCCTGCGCCATTTTAGTAAGGCGGAAGATTAAAGCAAGACTTTTTGTATTGAAGCCTTTCTTTTCGACATTGTAATATTCCTTATTTGCCATATGGCGCATTGTATCGATTGCTCTATGCGGACGATAATGCGCCACATCCTCTCGATGGCTCCACAGATAATACCAAATTCCGGCATAGGTGTTATTTCGCACACAATACTTGGTAAAAAGAATCTCAAGGTCATTAGGATTCTGCTTCTTAACAAGTCTTAAAAACTCTCGAATATCAATCACTTTCAAATGTTCACCATTATCAAAGTGATATTCAAAATTAACAGCTTTCTTATTCAGCGCGACCTCTTCAAAAGAAGGAATCACCAGACATTTTGTGTCAACATCAGAGCTGGGGCTATCCATACCATAGTTCTGGCTACCATAAAGAAAAACGCCAACAATGCGGTCTTCTGGCACAAGTGTCTTGGCAACTTCATAATGTTCGCGCACTCTAGTCATGACGTCCATGTTATAGATTCTCCTTTCGTATTTCTAGCTTTTATACCGAAACAAACTTTAAACATCCAAATTTGGAATCTATTAAGAGGTTTGTTTCGGTAATAGTTAATTGAAAAATTAGTATGATCTTCAGTGCCGAAATCTAATGTTACATTAGGTGTCGGCGGCTAATAAATATAAGCATATCCATTTTCTAAAAACATTCGTTCTCCTCAACCAGCCTGCCAATAGTTAGTGTCATTACCCTTTTCCCAGGTATCACGTAGGGTAATCTGCTTAGTAGACCAGTTCATATAAATATATTCAATTCCTACGGGTCGATAACCACTATGCCAAGTTTCAAGTTCCTTCATGGCAATATCATAAAGATTGGTTAGAATAGGATTATCGTCGCTATATCCTACCCACTGAGAAGGCTGCTGACAAACTTCCTTAACTGAGCCTGGATAACCAACGCTGTCAACACGATTCAAAGCACACCATATTGCTGTACGTTGGTCTCGCTCAGAATTATTTCGAGCGGTGCCATATAACATTTTGGCAAGATACTCTGCTTCTTGCCGAAGCAGTTCTTCGGGAGTAAGATTCTCGTATTCGGCGCGAAGTGCTTGAATTTCTTCTCTATGAGTATCACTCATTTGCAGGATGGTAGCTTCATATTCGCCAGATACTTCAGCAATCTCCGCTTCCAGTCTGATATCATAATTATTCTTATCCACCACGAACTGATGAATACGACCACAACCAAAACATAACAGACAAATCAAAATACCTAGAGCAATCTGATAATAGCGATTCTTCTTCACTGCGCGCCGGAAGCGGGTGATTCTACGGCGGAAGGGAATTTTCTTGGGTTTCTTGGGTTTCTTAACCTCGGTCAATTGTGCAGGTGCGGGAGTTTTAGTAAATTTGCCTTCATAATTGCTGCTCATAAAATCTCCTTCCAACCATTGCGCTGAATTATAGCGCGCATTCTCTCTCTTGCTACAGGGTTTGATGTATGAATATGAATACCAAAAGGAATGGGAATCTGCAAGCTCTCAAGCCAATCAAGAACTTCATAGCCTTCCATGCGTCCTTCACCAAGGTCATTATCAAGGCTAATATATTCAATCTCTTCTAAGGAGAAAAGATTAATAAAACGCCGTAAAATACTAATTACATCTTCAGCAGTATCATACCAAATGCAATCAGGAGTTTTCATCCATTCGGGAATAGGTCGAATATCATCCAACCAAATTCTATATTTCTTCATCTTTTCCCACCTTTCTTAATACCATTCACCATCAAAACACATATCTTCATCATTATCCTTGATATAACATCCAGGAAAATCTGCCTTAATCATAGCCCAAAAGCCATAAGCATCATTCCAATCTCGTGCGGGATAAGTATTGTACTTTTCCTCTTTATCATCAAAGAAGTAAGCACCAAAATAAACAACCTCATATCTGCTCATAGCTTTCCATTCCTTTCTTGTATCTTTTAAAAATACACTTCTCGCCATCAATACGACCATATCGATAGCCTTTGGTGGATAGATACTTATAATAAGCATCGCGCCGTCTATTGTCTAGCCAAGTGCAATAAATAATTAAATCATACTTCCAATTATATTCATCCAACACTTTCCATACTAGATACTTAAAAGCCTTACGAACTACAAAGAAAGTCTGTAATGGATTTTCTCCAGTCATCTTGACTTCTGCTTCATTGCTATTAATTTGATTACGCTTGTTGTATAAGGTGAGATAAACATTGAAGAAGATTGTATCCTCATTCCAATCATACATCTGGAAGACCAGTTTAACAGTTTGATTGCCAATACGTTCTTTAATAAAATATTCATCATTTTCACTATCATACTGAACTACCATTTTCTCACCTCTCATTTATAGATATATTATATCATAAATTTTCAAAAAAATCAAAAAAGAGGAGCTTAATGCTCCTCCTTTGTTGTATTATTTTCTGTTCTGATTTGCATTTCTTTTATAACCGTGTTTCTAATTTCATTATAGGGCATATTAGAACTATCAATTAAAATCGGCATATTGATATGATATAAATTTACTGTGCCACCGACTTCTTTTGCTCCAGTTGAAAAAGCTTCAAATAATTCACCACTTGCTACGCGGTCATTTATTACGAAATATGGACACTCTGTTTTTTCTTTACAAAACATAGCTTGTCCTAAAAATTGGTGACTAATTTTATCAACCAAATCAACAACCTAGAAGTTACGTTCCATTTTCTTCCTCCTTTACTTTATAGCAATGAAAATCTTTACAATAATGCAAGCCTCGTGCCAAAGATTGATGATGTTCATCTGAATGTAATTTACATCCCTCTACAACAACTTTTATTCGTTCTTTGTTTTGCTCTAAGTAATAATACTTAGAATGAATACAAAAATCACAATGTGGGTAACAATCTTTACAACATGTCACCATAGGGATTATCCTCCTTGGCAAGAATGTCAATTGCCATCTTGACTGCGCCAAGTTTGATGCCATCGTTGAAAGAGGTCTGAACCATATGACCTTCGTGCAATTCCCAAATGTCATACATTTCATCATCGATTATAACGTAAGAACTTACGTCATAGCCGGTACTTTCAAGCCACTCTTTGATTTCTTCACCACGATGAGAATCGCGCCGACTGGGTGTATAGTCAAGGAAATACAAATCTTGCTTTGCAAACTCTTCACGTAAATAATCCCAGTCTTTACCGTTGAGCAAGTTGAAGGCCCAATCTTTTCGCCAAGTAGAAGAAAGCACAATCTTCGCGCCGGTGGCATCAACAATTTCTTTGATACGAGCAATCAAGCGCTGCTCAACACCAATAACTTTACTAGGTGCGCGCTCTTTGGTGCCCCAGCAATTTACAACACCATCAATATCCAAAAAAATAACTTTCATTGTTAATCAGTCCTTTTAAGTTTATATAAATATTATATCATGAGTTTTTTGATTTTTCAAATTTTAACCAGCCGTTATTTTCCAATCTGATGATGTTTTCATATATGGAATAACCAGTTTCCAGGGTTTTGTATCTGTGGAACTAGAAGGATAATACATCCATACCATTGCTATTTTATATTTATCAGTGTTATTAATAAATAAACGTACTGAACCATCTGCTTTCCAAATAGCAATGTAAGTTATATTAGAAGAAATTTCCTGCTCTGTTCCTGCTGCCAACAGACCAGAGGTTTGAGTTTCGGAAGTTCCCCATCCAAGAAATTTATAACCTACGCGAGTAGGAGTAGGTAGAGTTATTTTACCTTTAACATCATTGTGAGTCCAATATGCATATACAGTTGTTGCCGATTCATAATACGCTGCAGCATTTGCACTTGAAGCAGAGGCAGAGGTAGCCCAACCACCAAAAGTCCATTTTCTTGTAGTTTTTACAACTTCAGAAGAAGTAGATACTATTCCTCCGTTAGCATTAAACTAAACAGTATACTATAATGATGCTGGATAAGTAGGGTCTTTAATTGGCTTTGTTAAATTAGAAATATAATTATTAGTATAAGTATAGGAATTTTTAGATGTATATATAGGATACAAGGCTATATCATAACTAGGCATTATATAACTTCCACCAGGATTATAAGTAGTACCATTACCATTAGCGCTTGTATTCCAAGAGCTAAAAGTATAATTAGTTTGTCCACTTTTTATAGCAGTAATCGAAGTAGTAGTTGTATTTTTATTACCAAAATAACCGCCATTACCATTACCAGTAATAATAAAATTAGAATCTGCTAAAAGAGTACTACTTTTAGAAGGGCCAGAAGATAAAACAGTAAAAGAACTTCCTGCAGTATATTGATAATAAGCATAATAACTTCCATCTGGCTTATAGTAATCAACCCAGTACAATGGATTATATGGCGTTAAACCAGAAGCCGAAGTAAAGGTGACTCTAATACTTCTAGCACCAGCGCTAGCAGAAGAACCTCCAACATCAATATAATAGCTAGTTCCTAAGGTTGCAGTACCAGAGGTATTTGTACTTACAGTTACTTCAAAAGTACAAAAAATTCTCTCAGTACCATCTAAGGTATTACTAATGCCGCTACTAAAATTATCAAGATAAGAACTACCTCTACAATAAGGTGAATTTAGACCATAGTTAGAATCAATACGTCTTCCCTTTACTGTAACAGATAAAGTTCTTGAAGAACCATAGCTTCCAGTTTCAGAAACAGTTACAGAGGTAATACCAATAACGTTTTTACCTTTTCCCGCAGCGTCGGTAGATGCTATGCTATAATTTAAAGAGGCCATTCAATCACCCCGTAACAACAAAATAAAGCTAGCCAACTGTACCAGTAATTCCAGCATCATTAGGGTTAGTATTGCCATAACTACTATCATCAACTACAATTGCACCATTAGCAGTTAATAATCCAGAAATTGTGACTGCTTTACTAAAAGTAGTTGCTCCGCTTACTGTTCCGCCAGAAGAAGCAAAAGCGCCAATATCACTACGAATTTGAGCTGGGGTTCTTGAATAAACTACATTATTATCATCAGCCACTAAAATTTTGGATTGTTTAGCTGTGGCCGCTGGTATCGTAGGAATAACTAAATAATTAGAAGAATTTACTAAACCACTTGCTGCCAATCCAGTTAATTGCTAAATAATTCCATCATTATTTATATAGAGCGCGCCATCTTTAACATAACCAAGTTCAAAAGGAGCTAAATTTGAAGTTGTCGGTACGCTACTACCATGTTTAATCTAAATTGTATTTGCCATTTTTACCTCCATATATCAGAATATGGTGAGCCTCAAAATTGAAGCTCACCTTATCTGTTAGGGCATAAGGCCCTTTAACATTTCAAGATATTTAATTTCCGGAACGATAAGCCATTTGAGCAAATCACCGACTTCCATAGGAAGTGTACCCAAGGAAGCAACTCCAAAGATACCTGCGGTAATAACCAAAACCGTACCTGCACCAGACATCCAATTAGAGGAATATCCACTATACCACCAAAAGTTATCCTGTTTAGTAGCTCTTATCTTGGCGCTAGCCTTGAAACACTTCACGAGAACAACTAAAGCATATACAATAGATGCAACTTGAATGACAATCCACAAACAACTGGAAACAATTTCCAATAGTCTATATCGTCCGAGAATATCCATTACTTGAGGCCAAACATTCTCAGAAGACCAGTCAATAGCAATGCCAAGCTGTTCTCCGAGATAATTCAGCACATTAATAATTTCTTGACTCATAATTACTCCTTTTAAGGAACGTTAATAATGGGAGTGCTGTCGCCATAAATATAAGGCAGCTCACCATTCCACTTTTCATAGTACATCTTTTCCAGCAGAGCGGGAGTCATAGACTGAGAAAGCAGGTCATTAGCTTTAGCTTCAGCCTCAGCAAGCATAATCATAGCCTGCGCCTCTGCTTCTGCCTTGGCAATATTTGCATCATTCTTATTCTGCTGAATTACCAGCTCCTGCTCAGATGCAAACTTAGCATCAATTGCCTTCTGAATTTCATTGTTTTCATAAGAAACGCCTTCCTTCATGCCAAGAACGGTAATGGTAATACCATACTCCTCGAAGTAAGGAATAACATATTCTTTAACAGCTTCCATAATTTCGCCCTTCTTGGCGCCCAGCTCTGTAGAAGTATACTTCGCAGTTTCAATATTGAATCGGTCTTCAACCAGCTTCTTGATGTCGGTATCAATAACAGTTTCCAGGGGAGTGTTATTATAACGATACAGGAACTTTGCAGCGTCCTTTTCCTCAATCATTGCAGTACAGTTCATGCCGACATAAATACCAATCTGATCAGCAGTTTCACCAAAGATGGCCTTATTAGCAGAGGCTGCAGTGGAATCACCAGATTCCCAAGAGCGAGAAACAGGCTTACGCTCAACAACAATCAGAGTTGCGGAAGGCTTCCAATCGCCCATCCAATGCTTACGACCAGTCTGAACCCAGCGGTGAGGAATCTGAATTTCCTTGGTTGCTACTTTGGCTTCAGTCAACAGCTCTTCGGATTCAAACGCGGACTGAGTTGTAGAATCGCCCACCAGAGGAATAAGGAAAGCGGTCTGAGAAGCTTCAATGGTTACAAATTCAGGTGTGTCATAGGGCTTGCGACAGCCCGTGAACAGGGTACAGGCCATAACAATGACCAGCAGCAGGGTAATTAGCTTTTTGATTTTCATGTTTTAATTTTCTCCTTTGTTGATTTTAATAAATTCTGCTATATCATAAATGACCGTACCTGCAAAGAAGCAAATAATCAAGTCATAGTATGAATTAAATAAATTCCGGAAATGGATAAAACCATCCCAAGCGGCAAAGGCATAATTATCATTTTCAAATTGCGCCATTGCCATTTCATTTGTGAATCCAGGGAAATTTATTACATAGGAAGCAATTCCTAAGATAATCGCAAAGGTGAAAATCTTAAATATAAGATGCTTTACAAGCCGTTTTATTCGTTGCTTTTTTGTAGTCATAATTCTACCTCGTCTAACATTTTTGCTGTGTTAATAAAAATTTGTTTTAACTGGTCATCATAACCAAACCGCTGAGCATTTAGTTCAATACTTTTCAGCAGATTACCGTCGCGCTGACGTTCACCAGCAGCTTTCCAGTCGCAAAGCATTTCAATAATATCTACCAAATTCATATCATTGATTCCTTTACTGAAATGCTCTGGGTGATGACGAGAATTTGCATAGTGGTGTTCAAGAGCGGGTTTTAATCCAGCTAAACTCTCTTTGTATTCTTCTGAACCATATTTCAACTCAGCAAGCCGAGGAGTGAACTCAGTAAACAATTCTACCTCAGGACTCTCCAGTTTACTTTTGTCATGAGTAACTCCTCTAGTGGTTAACTTATCAGTAATAATGCGTAAGTAGTATCGAACTCTTTCAATATGTTTGATAGTTTCGACTTTACATTCAGCTTCTGTCATTTTAATCTCCTTCAAACTTCAAAAGGAACGCCACCTTGCTCTTTCATAGCTTCTACATGGTCTTCATTGGATTCATCGTAAGACTCAACAACCCAGTCAATATCACTCATCATGTCCATGTATTCGCTTTCGTCAATTTCTTCTTCGGTCATTCCTTCTTCTTCATAATAAATATATTCCTCATCGCTAGGATAGTTACAATCATAAGAATAGTAGCAATCCCGGGCGGCGCTCTCAGCATAATCTTCAGCCCTTTCAGCGGTTTCGGCTTCAATAATCAACTGCTCATGAGTAACAGAACAGCCATATTTAATATAGAATAGGGACATTATTTCCTCCTTAACTTTGTATATATATTATACTATAAATTTCTAAAAAAGTCAAAATTAGTAAGCATAATTACCAATATTTAACCCCTTCATTGTTGTTTTAATAGTGATACCATTACCAATTAAGTGATTAAAAACGCTTGTATTTTTCGCAGTCGGCGCCCAAGCATGGCCCAACCATTTCCAAAATTCATTTGGTCCTCTAGATGGACCTTCATCCCAATGAATTCCAGAATTGCATATAATTTTAGTTTCAATATTTTCAATGCATCCTTGATAGAAGGCTAATATTCTTGAACCTGGAACAAAATATTGCTAACTAATATTATAAAAACAAACTGTATCACTAATATCGGCTATAGCAGTTCTAAGTAGCTCTGCTGTATATTCTTTTTCTAATACATCTTCTAGGTCGTAAATAGTACCAAAGTAATGTTTGTTGATATCAGCATTGAAGAAGAAGTTAGCAAGAAATCCAGTAAAAGATTGTGAATCACCAAAATACTGCGCGACTTCGTTGGGATGCTGTTTTACTTCAATATTACTTCGTGTGAAAGCACCATTGGGGCCTGCGTTGACAGAATAGTTTTTAACCTATATACCAAAAGCATCAAATATCTAAACGTCTTGTTTGCCCAGATTCTGACCAACAACTTCCGCTATTGATTCATCTAGACGCCCGCCGGTTTTCAAGTAAAGATAATTAATTAATAAAGCCGTACCAAATTCACCAAATGCACCTAATAAACCATTTCTAACATTACTACCTATAAAAAACAGATTATATCCAGAGGATAAAACCGAATCCAAAGTTGTGTCTAAGGCCTAATTAAATTCAGCGCTACCAGAGCCACCAAAATATTGCTTTAATTCTGTGCGTATATCTCTAATTGCTTGGTCTAATTCTGCTTTAGTCTAAGTTGGATTTTCAGCCATACCCTTTTTAATATCGGCCATTGTATAGCCCCAAGGATAGGGACGGTATTTAATTATCTAAGATAATTCACTAGTTGTAACTCGATTACCTCCAAGCTCTATAGTAATCATTTTATCTAGCTCTGTATCAGAATATAGAAAAGAAGCAAGTGCTTCAGTATTAAAAGAAGATAAATGATAATTTTTTTTCATTAGCCTATTTACCATTCTTTTAAGACTATTAACATTTCCTTTTACAGTTATGCCTAAGTCTACCGGCTATCTAAAAGCGGCGCTTAAAGCTTTTGAAATCTTGTCCATTTCGCTTTGCGCTTGATTGGTATTGATTTTAATATTTAAATCAAACTCATTCATATCTCGAGTTCCAGTCTTACCACCTATTAGCTTACTAATAAACTTAGATACATTTTCATTTGACGCTCGTCTTAAAAGTTTTCCATCATCAGAATTCATCATCATCCGTAATAAATCCATAAACTCTTCATATGAGTTACATCCAAATTTTTTATAAAAAGCCAGCTCTTTTGCTTCCAAAGCATCTATTCCACCAGAAATAGAGTTTAATTCTTTCATTGCATCTTTGGCGTTTTTAAGAAAAGCATTAAAGCGGAAATAATGGTAATTGGTATGTAAAGTAGTATTTCCATAAGAAGCTTGATATAATTCACCCATGGTTCTATATTCATTACTCATTAAATCACCTCTAATTCTAAGTAAAACAAACCAAAAAAAAGTAGAGGAAAATCATGCGATTTTCCCCTACGGTATATAAAAACTGCCTGTAATCTCATGGAGGTGGCGATGAGATTCTTAAGGCAGAATTTTCTGGTACAGGATAAGGGAGTCGAACCCCTATCTAACGGTTCGTAGCCGCTTACTCTCTCCATTGAGCTAATCCTGTATATATGCAGTTTTCTCGCCATTCAAGCGGTATTCCAGGCATACGGTAACCCTCTCATTCACCACGATTACGTAGCTTACTTTGACTCCTGCAAACCGTGGTAGTGGCTCCATATGAACTGCCTGGACAACGCATATTTCATCGCCTGGTATACCCGAGTGGATTCGAACCACTGACCGACTGCTTAGAAGGCAGTTGCTGCTGTCCTACTGAGCTACGGGTACATATACCAGTTTAACCCTCGCGAAACCATACACGTTTTGACCTCAACCGTCGCACTCAAAATCGCATCCAACTGGCAAGTCTTGTGGAATGGTATCCCGCAAACCATTCCTGCGGCGCTCTAGCTCTCAGTGGCGCCGTCATTTTGAGAGCAGAAGCGGGATTTTTTGGTGCATCGTGAGGGATTTGAACCCCCAACCTTGACATTAAGAGTGTCCTACTCTACCAATTAAGTTAACGATGCAAATTGTTTATCAAAAGAATAATCTTCCATTAACCGAATACCAACTTTTTGATTATTTTTAGGAGGTATAGTCCTTATAAATAAAGTAATGGGAATATCTTCGTTATCTGGAATAAATAAACCACACCAATCATTTTCTAAACAATAAAGGAAAAATATGTCTACTTCATTTTTAGAATAATGATTACTAGACCAAGTACCTTTCGTATAATTAGTAGTCTTTGTGGCAAATTCCATTTTACCATCTTTAATATTTGCAGTACTTTTAACTTGTACTCGATATAACTTATTATCTTTTTCAATAATTAAATCATAACGAACATTATTAGTTAAAGGTTTAGAAACTGGAATTTGTTTCTTTGTGAATAATGCAATAGCTTGTGCCTCTCCTATATCTCCAATAGTAACTGTATTTAGCATTTTATCATCTCCTTGTATTATTAAGTAAAAGTAATAAATATTAAATACAGAAACTTCGGAAAACTTTGTCAAGTGGTCTCAGTTTGGAGGCTTAGGCGGAATTCGAATCCACGACCTCTCGCTTACCAAGCGAGTGCACTACCACTGTGCTACTAAGCCATTTAGAAAAATTGCTCCGAAACCTTTCGGCGCCGGAGCCGGAGCCTTGGTGAAGACGGTGGGATTCGAACCCACACTGGATAGGGCCTAAACCTATTGCCTCTTCCGTTGGGCTACGTCTCCATTTATAATTCAAGGTAAAGCCGTTTTCTAAACCCTTGACC